CTCGCGCTTCGTCAGGTGGCGGCGGTGGTAGTGTTATTACAAGAACATTACCTGTTACGGCAGGAGCCTCTTATACAGTTACAGTAGGCGCAGGTGGAGCAGGTTCATCAAACGAAAGCACTCCTGGTGCTGATGGTGGTGATTCAAGTTTTGGTTCATTGGTTACCGCTTGGGGGGGCGGTGGCGGTGCTTCAATGAATACTAGTGGTGCCACAACATTCCCGCGTTTAAGAGGAACAAGCGGCGGCTCCGCACAAAATTCTTCAACAAATCCAGGCGGAGGCGGCGCTGGAGAATCATTAGTATGGCCTCAGCAAACCACTACTCCTTTTGCCATTCAAACCGAATTTTTCTTTTCTATGAATGGAACTAGAACAGGCGCACTTAGCCCAATGAATAACAATAATCCTATGGGCGGAAGAGGCATAAATGGTTTTGGCGGTGGTGGGGCTGGCGCTTCATCACAGCCCGCTGCTAATTTTCTCGCTTTAATCTCTACTGATGGTGGTGCCGCTGGTATATCAGGAGGCACTGCAGCAAACGGCAATAATGCAACTGCTAATTTAGGTGGCGGCGGTAGTGGTGCTTACACTGCTGCTTCTGCTGGTCAACGCAACGGCGGTAATGGTGGTAGTGGTTATGTTCGCGTTACTTATTGGTCATAAGGAGATTACATGGCACATTTCGCAGAATTAGACGACAACAACAAAGTATTACGCGTTATTGTTATTGCTGACTCCAATACGGCTGACGCTAACGGCAAAGAAAAAGAAGAAACTGGAATTGCGTTTTGTCAATCGCTTTTTGGCGAAAATACAAAATGGGTTCAAACTTCTTACAATTCTAAGTTCAGAGGAAAATTTGCTGGCGCAGAAGATTTTTACGATGCTGACAATGATTTATTTTGGACTCCTGATGGACCAATAAATCCACCAACTGATTACATTGACGCAGAGGTTGTAGAACCAACTAAAGCATTAGAGTAGAGAGTGCGGTATGACTACAACATACCGCTATCTCTTTGCCGACCTGCTCACAAACGAGATAATCGCTGAATTACCTTTAACTGGCGTATCTTTTACGCAACAGTTAAATCAGGCTGGCACATTCACGGGTCGCATTTTACTTAGCGGTATAAATTCGTATGAATACAATGTAGATGCGGCAACGCAACCTGCTCGTAATGCTCTATATGTAGATAGAAATGGCATACTTGTTTGGGGCGGTGTAATTTGGAACAGAGATTATTCTTCGGCAGACCAGACTTTAACTGTTACTGCTAGAGAATTTGAAAGTTATTTTGAACGCCGTCTAATTACAACTACCACTTCATTTACCAACGCCGACCAATTACTTATAGCACGCACGCTTATTACTAACGCACAAGCGGCTACAAATGGTGATATTGGCGTACAAGTAGGCACGGAAACTTCTGGCATACTTATTGACCGCGTTTATTACGATTATGAATTGAAAAATGTATATCAAGCCATTAAAGATTTATCAAATCAAGATGATGGTTTTGACTTTAATATCAAAGTTGAATACGACCTATTGACAAATGAGCCAATTAAAACACTTGTGCTTGGTTATCCGCGCACGGGCAATATTGACTCTGGCGTAGGTGATATTCAAACACCAGTATTCCTATTTCCTGCTGGTAATATGGTTGAGTACCAGTATCCCGAAGATGGGTCAATTATTGGTAATAGCCTTTATGTTATTGGTGCTGGTTCTAATGAAGGCAAATTACAAGCATTTGCCGAAGATACTGCCAAATTAACGGCAGGTTGGCCGTTATTGGAAAACTCGGCTAATTACTCAGATATAACCGACCAGACAGTATTAGACCAATTAGCAACGGCACAAGTATTGGCGTTATCTGAACCACCGCCAATTATTAACATAGTTGTACCTGCCTATGAAAACCCAGTATTTGGCACTTATGCCATTGGTGATGATGCGCGCCTAATCATTAACGACCCACGCTTTCCTACTGGTCTTGATAGCGTTTATCGTATTGTTGGCTTTAATGTTCAGCCCGGTGAAAATGGACCCGAGCGTGTTACTATCACACTAACAATTACAACTAACTGAGGCGCATATGGCATACATTAACCAGCCACCTGATTTACGGATTATTTTTCAAGATATGACTAACCGCTTGGAAAAGTTAGAGCGTGCGCAAAGATTTACCGCCCCAAATGTGGACTTTTCCACAAATACGCCAACCAATCCACGCGTAGGAGATATATTTTTTGATACTAATAGTAACAAATTGGTATTTTGGAACGGCACAAATTGGCGCAAAATTACCGATACGACCTTCCCGTAATGTAATATTGCCGCCATGTCTGTTGAGAATTGGGCTGCTTTAGCCGTGTCTGTAACAACTCTAATGGGAGCGTTAGCGGTGGGTGTTCGGCATCTTGTAAAATACTATTTGGCAGAATTAAAGCCTAATGGTGGTTCTAGCATTAAAGATAAAGTGGCAGATATAGATAACAAAGTGGATAAATTGGAGGCAAGAATTGACGAAATCTACAAGTTCCTTATTAAATAACAATCTCATTGTTGAAATAGCCAAATCACAAATTGGTTATGAAGAACAACCAACCAATAAAACAATGTACGGCAAATGGTATGGATTGAACGGACAACCTTGGTGCGCCATGTTTGTATCATGGGTATTTGACCAAGCAGATGAAAGCAAAAGAGTAGCGGCTTCTAACGCAAAAGGATTTGCTAGTTGTGATGCTGGCTTAAAATGGTTTTCTAAGAAAAACAAACTTGTTCCTATCGGTGAGGCTAAAGAAGGCGATATTGCCTTTTTTCAGTTTGATGATGATGCCCAACCCGACCATGTTGGTATAGTTATCAAAAATACAGGCAAAAATCTTGTCTGTGTTGAGGGTAATACCTCGCCTAACAAAAAAGGTTCGCAGTCAAATGGCGGCGGCGTATATCGCAAAAAGCGACCATATTCCGTAATCATGGCAATTGCGCGCCCATAAGGAGGCAGAAATGAACCCTAAAGTGAAATCAGCAATTGAGTCATACGCACGCTCATTTCTAGTAGCGGCAGTAACGGCTTACACACTCGGCGCAACGGATATTAAGGACATAGCAACGGCAGGTTTAATTGCCGTTATTGCTCCTGCTATTCGTGCTATTAACCCAAATGACCCAGCATTTGGAAAAGTTGCCGATGTAGTGGAAAAAGAGTTGGCTAAGAAGCCAGCACGCAAGAAAAAAACTAAATAACGGGCTAGGCTGGATAAATGACGGGGAAGCGTTTATCCAGCCATGTCTAATATTGATGCTAAATTTCATGCTAAATATCAAATAATCAACGATTGTTGGGTTTGGCAAGGCGCATTACTTAATAGCGGATACGGCTTATTTACTGATGAAACTGGTAAAGCCGTAACTGCGCATAGATGGGCATATAAGCATTTCAAAGGGCAAATACCAGCAGGATTAGTAATAGACCACATATGCCGTAACCCTGCGTGTGTAAATCCACGCCATTTACAGGCAATTAGCCAGTCAGATAATATAAAACGCAGTTTGTTGGTAAAGATGCGTGGCGCCAGAACGCATTGTAAAAACGGGCATGAATTTACGCCAGAAAACACCAAATATGTGAAAGGGCAAAGAGGCCGTAGGTGTGCCAAATGCCTTTACATAAGCAAGTTAAAGTCAAGGCTTAAATAGGGCGTGTCGTTACCTTCTCTGTAATCTTTTGTGTATCCTTCTGAGCATGGCACTTAAAGACACTATTGAGCAGTTTCGTTGGCGACAAATTGAAAAAGGTTGTCCTTATGCTAATTTTCTTGAAACATTAGAAAATAAAGAGGACAAAAAGGCATTACAAGATGCCGTTATTAAAGGCATACCTGCCACAACTATCTGTAAAGCGTTACGGAAAGAGGGCTACCGACTAGCCGAAATATCTATCAATGAACATAGACGAGGTGTATGTCGGTGTCAGAACAACAAATAAAAGCCATATTGGAACAACGGCAGGAACATCACGGAGATTTCTATTCTAACTTTTTAGCAATAGGAAAAATCTGGGGAGCATTACTTGGTATTGAGCCAATAGAACCATACAAGGTTGGCTTAATGATGGACGCATTTAAGAGCGTGCGTGCTTTTAATAACCCACAACACGAGGACAACTGGCTAGATAAATTTGGTTATACACAACATGCCCGTAGTGCCTCTTTTTACGATAGGACAAAAAAAGCCAAATGACTATAAGCCAGCGATTATCAGAAATCCCCGATGAGGTCGCAAGCGATGATGTAGTTGAATTGCGTAAGGCACTTATACGCACACAACGACAACTCAAAGAAGCCAAACAACGCACCGATGAATTAGTTGAAGCCACAATACAAGCCGCCAAAGATGCCACATTGGCTATGGGTCCCGTTAAACCCGTAATTGCGCCAGAGGTGGCAAAAAGTGGCAAAAAGAAACCTGAGATTGCGTTATGGCACTTAACAGATTGGCAAGGCAGTAAGAAAACAACCACATACAACTCTGAAATTATGCGCAAACGAGTTATAGAGTTTGTTACTAAAGCGCAAGCAATTACTGAAATTCAAAGAACCCACCACCCTGTAAATGATGTAGTAATTATGTTTGGCGGCGATATGGTGGAAGGGTTATTTAACTACCCTGCGCAGTTACATGAGGTTGATAGCACGCTATTTGAACAGTATGTAACAGTCAGCAGACTAATCGTGGATACAGTTAGGCAAGCACTTGCCATTTATAACAAAGTATTAGTTGTGGCAGAGTGGGGAAATCACGGCAGGATTGGTAGTAAAAGAGCCGATGTACCGCGTTCCGACAACATTGACCGTATGTGCTACGAGTTAGCACGACAATTATTAAGTGATGAAAAACGACTAACTTGGCAAGATTGCCCTGATGATGTTCAGCGTGTGGAAATTGGTAACTACCGCGCACTATTGATACATGGTGATGAAGTCGGTAGAAATGGATTTGCGAGCCCAGCGGCAATTGTTCAACACGCTAATCGTTGGCGTTCAGGTGCTTATCCGTGGGAATTCCGTGATGTGTATATTGGACATTACCACACACACGCTTGTTGGCCGATGGCAAATGGACTTGGTTCCGTGTATCAAACAGGTAGTACGGAAAGCGATAATCGTTATGCTCGCGATTTGTTAGCCGCTAGTGCGATACCTAGTCAGCGTTTGCACTTTATTGACCCAAATAAAGGCAGAGTTACTGCCGAATACAAGATTTGGCTAGATTAGGCATCTTCCTCAGTATCTTCATCATCTTCAAAATCTGAGGTGTGCAAACTAGCAAATAAATCGTCAATATCTACGCCGTTTAATTTAATATCTTCAATTATGCCTCGCGCTAATTCGCGTGTGCGCTTAATCATGTCGTCAATTACATCTGGGTATGAATGGTCGGTTGTTATGCTGATAAACAACTCACCAATATTGACATTGACTTCATTTTTAGCCATAGCCGAAGTGTAAAGCCATGTGTGCTTAGCAAAGCAAGTGGCACACGCCGCCGACTAAC